CACTCGGTTCCGCTCCTCTGCGTCTTTGTCAACGTCGACATGAGGTTCATCAAGAACACGCTTGACATCCCTCACATCGCCTCCACCACGCCACTTACGCGTGAGCTCACTACGCGCAGGTGGCCCCCTGACCGGACGTTGGTCCAGCCAGAAGCCTTCAGCTCTTGCCGAAGTCCGCCGAATCCTGACTGCCGCCCGTTGGAGCGGCGTCGTCTCACATTCCCACCCGAAATGCAGTCCTAGACCGCCGTAACAGGGTGAGAGGTGATACGAACGCCACCCCTCGGAGAGGTAGTCCAGGGCCTCCTGATGGTTCTGCTTGAACTGTCGCCAGATCGCCCGTTCAAGGCGACCGCGATACAGTCCAGTCTGCACTTTGTTCCAGTGCGAGACTGAGAGGCGTCTCTCACTGTCCTCTTCCTCCTCGGTGATGGGCTTGCGCTCATCCGCCTGCACCTTGTGCTTGTTCAGCACGAGTGCATAGTTGAGGTAAGGGACTTCTTTGGTCAAACCCTCTCCGCGCTTGATGAAGCACGTCGAATTGAGGTTGACGAAGTGAGGATGAACATACGCCTTTCCGCGTGACATCTTGAGACCCACTAGCGCGGCGATTCTCGTGTGCTCAGCAAAGGCATCAGAGCCTGTCCAACTTCCGCCCGAAGGCGGCTTGACTGAAGACATACTCTGCTGAAGAAGAAGGAAAGTTAGATAGTTCATCCAGCACAGGATTGGGAAAGAAAGGATCGATCCCATCAACTGGCCGTTTTGCTGCTTACCCTCCATATAGCGCAAGACGCTATACTTCTTCTTCTTGCCGGTCTGAACAACGACTGAGTAAGACCCGCGCTCCCCCGAAACCTTGTGGACTAAAGGCGACTTTCCCTTCCTGCCCTTCCGTGCGTGATCAGCATCCGCCGCCTCGCGCCGTTCAAGCGCTGAGTCGACGTCGTGCGACTTCGCATCGGGACCGTCAAGAGGATAGTCATCAGTCTCGTAATTCTGCTGGTAAAGCAGATCATGGAGACCAAAAACCTTTCGTGCCACACCCGCCAACCATTTAAGGTCATCCGGGCAGTTCCAGAGAAGGCGATTCAAAATCGCCGCACCTAGATTCTGCGAACTATTGTCCGTCGCTGCTTCATAGTCGACCGAGACAAACTCCCCCGCAACCCGATAGGCCATATCGTCACCATTCGCGTGGCAACGATTTGGACTACGGGCAATCCAGTCAATGTCCTCCGTAGACACGGGACCGGACGTTAGACGGAAAGAGTTGTTTCCCTGAAGACCACCCCAAAGTTCCTCCTGTATCCTCTTGCAGGCATAGTAGTGCGGCGCGGAGCCACACGAAATTATCCTGCACTTGAGGGGTTCCAAAACTGCTTTGATCTCAGCAGTCAGGGGACGCAGACAGCGCCCATACAGGTATGGGTGATACTCCCGTAGTACTGCCAACACATGCCAAATTTCCGGCGTGAGAGGGTAGACACTAGGGTGAAAGTCACCGTACTTCAGGCACTCCCTAAGCGCTTCAAAGGGAACATAAGAGCCAAACTCCCAGATCAGGGAATTATAGGCCTTAACACCATTCACGACCCG